CGGCAAATACACCAAACTTAGTTGTACCGGTCACAAAACCAGTTATAGGTTGTTTAACATTTTCTCGTAAATCATCGAGTGCTGAAGGAATTAATGTCTTAAGATATGCTCGGTGAGATACAATAATGGTATTCTTTTCATCAGAGAATGATATTGGCATAACAATAAGTTCCTGGCCAACTAAAGATTCAAAATTATGTAATTTATTAAGGCCGGCCAATGATCCTGGCATAAAGCATTTTATACCACCTACCTCAACCCAGTAGCCACCATGAATAAGTTCAGTGATCTTACCGGTAAATCCAACGGTCTTATCACCAATAGATTTCATGATTTCATTGGTCTTAACTTCATCTATAGCATCAGATATTGAAGCAGTAATTATACCATGAGCGCCTGACTTAATCTTAACATTAACAATCATACCAACTTCAAGTTGGTCAAGAATTGATTTAGGCTCTTTAATTAAAGAACATGAAGCAGTATACTTTGTACCAATATCAATTAATGCACTTATCTTATTTCCATCTTTATCTTTTGTTATGGAAATAATTGAACCTTCTGTACTATATGACTGTCGAGTTTCACATAATTTGATTTGATCCTCAACAGATTCCATTAAGCCATATTGAGCTAACGCTTCAATTGCATAAGGTTCTGTACATAAAATTTTTGTTCCTTTAGGTACTCTAACTTTGAATGTTTTTGTGTCAAATGGATCATCACTGACCCTAATTGTAATTTCTTGTTCGATCATTTACTTTTTGTTAAAAGGTTAACTATAGATTATATATCCCTATTGCTAAATTTACAATATTTATACCTAGCATATATAGATTTGTTTAAATAATAATTGCTGGAGGCGATGGTACTGTTGTCGCACCTAATACCGGACCAGTTGGACCAACAGATGAAACCACTTGTCCTGGCGGTATTGTAATAGTTGCAGATTTAATATAAAGATCAATAGCAGGAGTTGCTATGGTAGCAAAGGTTTTGGCTGCAGCCTTTCTTGCTTTATCAGCAACATCAGTTCCTTGCGGACTATTTGCAATAGTTTCAGCAAAGACAAACATCGCTTTATCAAATGCCTGTTCTAATGCAAGATTTAATGTAGGTTGTACTAAAGGCATGTCTTATTTTGTTTTAACTTGTTTTTTACTTAAATGTTGTGCAGGTGTCATTGGTACAATAGGCGGACTTGTAGGAGCACCTAAGTTACCAATATGTGTATGCTGATTGAATAATTTCAAAAATGAATCACCTAATACAAGCTTTTCACTAGCACCTTGGCCTAACTCAATTGATGATGAATGATTAACAACCATATTTTCACAGTTAATGATTGCATCTTTACAATTGATTTCTGTATTATCGGTACTATTGATTATGAATTTCGCAGAATGAGTAAATGTAATGTTTCCATCATTTAACATAACAATCTTATCACCATTTGCATTAATGATTTCAACCGAATTATCTGGTTTAATATTAACCGTAGTTGGACCAGCTGCAGTCGTATAATCCATCATTAATCCTTTTTCCTCAGTAAAGAATACCTTTATACTTTCACCTTCTCTCTCATTTGTAATTTCTTCATTACCGCCACCGGTCAAACCAAATGCAGTATCATAAATTAATACATGAGAATTTTGATATGAATTTTGTATTTCGGCCTTTACCTCATCTGATGGGTATAAACTTTCATGATAAACTGGAGAATAGTAATTTCCGTTATCAAAGGTTACTCTTAGCACCGTACCTATCTTAGGAACAGAAAAAGTACCACTTCCGCTATTACTTCCACCTGATGAACTTACAGACGGTCTTGCCCATGGTAAGGCATCGGTAGGTAAAACAAAATCGCTAGTAGGATCTGCTGGATCAACTCGTTGATCCATCTTCGCATAAATACGAATACGACAACGGCCTTCAAATAGTTCATCTTCATTATCTTCAACTATTCCGACCCATTGTGTACCTGTTAAATTGTCAGCTCTTAAATCCTTTGTAGTTAATCTTCCCATTATCCAAATACATTTGTAGGTTCTAATGGAGGTGGTCCTGAAGGACCAGGTCCAAAAATATTAGATGAAGCCAATTCACTATAATTACTTCCATCATTAGGAAAAAGATTTTCAGAAGGTAATGACGAAGGAATAGCAGGTGGATTACCTAATGGGTTATCACCTAGTCTTGGACCAGAAGCATTTCTTCTATCAAGAATATTTCCAATGATTTGACCAGCACCGGCCAGTGCAGCCTGTAATGCACCTGGATTTTGTAATGCAGAGAAAACTTGGTTTCTTAAACCAAATACATTACCAAGAAGCAGTCCTTGAACTTGCGCAGCGGCTGCTTGCCTTGCTCTTTCTAATGCAGAATTTACTGCATTTTGTGCGGCTTGGGTTGCAGCATTTTTAACAAAATCTCTAAGATTACCTTTTGGTTGGTTTGTTTGGCTATCAGCTAGGCTTTGGTCATAACCTGAAAATTCGGACTGGAGTTCAATTCTCTTATAATTCCATTTCATTGAAGTTGCAGCCATCTCATTGCCACCAGCATTGGTTACCTTTTCAAATATTTTTCCACTTTCATTAATTAACCAGGTACAATCAGAAAACTTAAAAGTTATTCTAGATGTATTTTCATTTAAGAAACGATCTACATCTGTTTGTGCTAAACCAAAGTTATTCTTAGCAGAATTAATTTTTTCTAAAAATGAAATAGAAGATTTAAAGTTTCGTATTTCATAAACATCAACATAAACATCAAAGTACATTAAGTTTCTGGGAAGTACAAATCTATTGTATTGATTATCTAAAACAGCTGCTCTATATAAATTGAATAATGCACTTATCTTAAGATCTATTGCTTCAAGACATCCTATGGCTATGCCTTCTTCATCTTTGGTACCATTAAAAGGATCAAGCATATTATTTGAATTAGACCAAGCATCGGTTAAGCCTTCTATTGTCTGCCAATAATAAGGTCTAAATTGATTAACTTCACGTAATCCTTGTATAAATGATTTAAGATAAGATGCTCTAGTCGCCTCACTTATTGCATTAAGATATCCAACCGCGGATTGCCCAGAAGCTGTTAAGCCACCGTTACCGGCAGGTTCTGGTGCAGGTGTAGTTAATCCTAAAGCCCCACCAACCTGTCCTAATAGTGTATCTTCAACAGGTGGTGCCTGTGGCTCGCCGTTAGTTGCTCCGTTAAATAGAGGACTTGATATATCAAATCTTAATGAAAACCCAAGAAAGGTTGGATCATCTAATGAGGTCACACCATTTCCACTACCACTAACCGAAGTCTGCGGGGTAACAAATCTCTTAATGATATCCGTGTTACTAGTAGTCCTTCTTCTAAAAGGGTTAATAGCAGGATCATTCTTAATATTATACGATTCTGAAATTGGCATTAGGCACCTTTATTTTATTTATTTTAGGTACTTGGTACCACTTCTCTTCTTCTTAAATGTAAACGTTGTCTTAAACCACCCGGCTTAACTAAAAAGTATTCAATCCCGGTAATAACATAAAAACCTGTTAAATACTCGTTAAGAACACCATTTTCTGATGATGCGTCATTTCCTGCATTATCTTTTCTTTCTTGTCTCTTTTGAGCTCCATTTGGAGCATTTTCATCATCGGTAGATGCCATTAAGACACTTTTAACATTTGAAGCAAATTCAAAAATTTGACAATATATCCTAGTGTACCTAGATATTGCAGGATTAACCGTATCAAGTTCTAAAACCATTCCAAATTTTTCTATTTCGGCAAGATTTTGAAAATTAAGAATTGCACTGTAAGAGTATTGTGGGTGAACATTATCACCTTGAGTTCCTAAGTATTTATATTTAATCTGATCTTTTACAGGTCCTTCGGGTTCTCCGTTTGGTAATATCCGTCCTCTTGTTGCTGGAACCATTCCAGGTGTATTATCAGTCAAAGGATCTACAAATTCATTTATGAATTCTCTGGTGTTTAAATCCCAGTATTGTGTATATCTTCTATACCCATTATCTTTACTTACCTGACCGCTCTTATTAATTTGCTGATACATCGAAATGTATCCTGCAGTACCTTGCATTTGCATCATATTACTTAGCAAGTTAGGAAATGGATATTCTGATTTTTCAGGAGATGAACCCATAGTGTCGCCTGCGTTTCGTGAATACATAAGAGAAGCCTCAAGATCAGTATCAGTCATATTGAACATTCTATTAACTTCAACTAGTGTTAGATTATAATAAGGGTCTATATATGTTGTTAAAAACGAGTCATCATCAAGATATGCATTAGAAGTAATGTCACGAATAAATTTTTCTGATGTATCATAAGGATTAGTCCAAACTTGTTGATCTACAGTGTCTTCGATGTTTGATGCATATCCTAACTTTAATCCTTCTGCTATTTCCAATAAAGCATTCCAACTTGTAGCATTTTTATATTCAACCTTTTCAGTAAAAAGATTAGGAACATTCATTCTGCCTTCTATCATTAATTGGCTTGAACTATTTGTTGAACCGCCACCCCCAAGAGGTTTAATATTTTCAACTGTAAAATCAATTCTAATAGGTTTAAAAGTGGTTTCATCGCCGGCAGATCTTATATAGACCTGAATAATATCACCGTCCTTTGGATAATGCCTAGCGGTAAATAAACCATCTATATCAAAAAAAGAAAATCTACAGGTTGGATAAAATCCGGTACAATCTAGTTCAAACATATTTAGCCTGCCATCACCGATGTCATATTGGTTTACTCTGATGATAGGTAATATCGTACTAAACTTAGATAGCGGTTCTTTAATAGCAGATCCATCTGAGTTGTCAGTACCACTTTCTACATCAATAATAGCTAATTCATCCAATACAATAGTAGGCTTGACAATTGATAATATGTTTCTTTCAACTGCTGACATTACTTATTAGATATGGTTTGATCGTTTGAATTAATAAAGGTGTTTCTTGAAGGTAAATTTGCACCTAGCTTAATCTGACCTGCTTCATAAACCTTTGCCACCTCTCCAGGCTGTAACATATTAGGAGGCAATGGTGTTGTTACACCAGCAGATCTTCCTTGTGCTTTTTTAGCCAATCTTTGTATTCTTGATTGATCTTTTTCGCTTTGTCTTCCAGTATCTATGTATGGTAATTGTGGTGTAGTGGGGCGTGAAGCAGGATTTGGTCTTTGATAAACTAAATCTTCCCTTGTCAAATTAGGTATAACTAATATATCCCCTTCTTGTACTGAAAATGGATTAAAGATACCATTAACTACACATATTGCATCTATGTATTCACCGGTACCAAAATAAAGAACAGATATTTTATCAATTCTCCCAACTTGATCTGGCATCACATAATGTAATGATCTGATACCTAAGTCTGAATCATAGATAAATGAAGGAGCTGTCAAATCATAATAGAATTCGCCAGTCCTTTCATCTACTAAACTATTTTTAAGTGTTAATGATTTTATGTTCATCTAATTATCTTTTTATGAATCAATTATCATTGATATTACATTTTCTACATAACTTCCTGGATCAACATTAGGTTGCGCCGGATTTGTTTTTGGTGTACCTTTTTTATCTTTTGAAAGGTTTCCAATGTCTTTATTCTTTACATCACCAGCCTGTGCACCTGATTGCGTTTTTTCCAATTTAACCGTTCCGGTCTTAATTGCACCCATTGTTGCAACATCAACACCTCTTAGGTTTAAAATGTCTTTGGTATTTGCAGCGGATGCATATATTCTGCCACGCCCACCGTTAAACATATTTTCTATATCACCTTTATCTCTAGGCTTACCATGTTTAAGATCTACTTCAAATTTAACTTCCATTGGAAAATCATCAATTCCTAATCCTTGCCCTAATGTCATAGTAGCATTATCACAGTACATGTTACCCATCATAACTATAGGATTAAGAGGGTTACCTACGGTAAGATGCCAATCGCCTGTAGGCTCTCCACTGACCATGGCCTTTGTTGCCTGAACACCGCTTACCGCCCCAACATTCTCACTAAGAAATCCACCTAGCATATTTCCTAATAAAGTTTTACCAACCTTTATGATTCCTTCAATTCCATTTTCTAAATTAAAATTTCCATTTCCTCCACCAAACACCTTCTTAAAGCCGTTATCAACATCTTTTACGACACTTCCTATATACCCAGCAAAATCGCCGTTTCTTAATTTAGCAATATCACCGAATTGACTAGCAACATATCCTGATGCTCCATAATATCTATGGCCACCACCAAACCATTGTCCGTTATTTGTTGACATGGTTAACATATTACTTATAATGTCAATCATTGCAATTTTAGGATTAACATAGTTTAGTGATTTGAGCTCATATTCAAAATTAAGCTTAATATCATTACTAAATTTAATTCCTCTATCTCTAACATTAGTTTGATTAACAACATTAACTGGCCCTATGACAAAATTTGCATAAGTAGTACCAAAGCGATCAGTACCATCTGCATACTGCTGTCTTCTAAATTTTTGACCAGCACTGATTCCTTTAAATGCATCAGCTGCAGCCTTTCCAACATTAGGTAACTTATCATAGAATGGCTGTTGTGTATAGCCACCATCGCTACTCTGTACACTCTCCATATCTGTTGTTATATCCTTCCATGATAGCCCATAAGAAAACTTAAGAATGTCATCTAGTTTATTACCTGCAGTTTCACCTAAATAAGTTACCGCAGTAACACCCGCAACCTGAGTAGCATCAACAGATTCTATTATAAGTGTTTCCCCTTCCTCTGTTCCAGGTCTAACAGTTAAATCAAATATGTTATCATTTACTGGCATTGGAAATCTTCTTAAAGTAATAAGATGATTTACCGGTATTTGTTTATAATATTTAAGATAAAGAAAGTCAGCAGCCTTATACCCAATTTTAGGATAATGTTGATCAAAGAATGAAATTATCTTAGAAACCGAAATGTGTCTAGCATCATACCCACCCATCAATCTATTAGGGGATGTATTGGAAGAAGTAGGATCATTAGGTCGATCCATAAAATCAGCAAAAATATCACCCGTTAATCCCCCGTATAAGCCCCTGTAATTAAATAGTGCATATTCATTAAAAAGGGATCTAGGAATCATAGTTTCGCCCATTCCTTTTGGCACCGTATATGCATCGCCAACAGCACGTTCAACATAAAAGTTTTTTGTAGCCTCAGTTAATACATCACTAGCAAAACCTCTGGAATCACCACCAAAGACCCCGAGTGGAGTTGCTTGATTTGAATTAGGATTAGGAGGTGAGGCGCCGTTGAGCCCCAAAATGTTTGTTCTACCCACGTTAGGTTATCTATTTTTTCTATATATTTAATTGAGGCTGGCTAGATACTTGTTAATATCTATTTTGGACCTTTCAAATTTATCGGCCCAGCCTTTCTTAAACCTATTATCAAATTCCTGAGTACTATCCAGAGAAAATGATCCTTTAAGAAAAGGTCTAACTGCATTTTCCCTTATTTCTTTAAGGTTCTTTGAAATGATATAAAATTGAACCTTTTCAAACAGTTGTTCTAAATCGACCTTTGTCTTTGTACACATAACAGATTCTACAATAACATAGAATCTCTCCATGTCCTCTAGATTAAATCTCTCCTCAAGAGATCTGGTTGTTTTAAAGTCTTCTTTCTTAAGAGGCATTTTTCTAGCACGATTATCAAATTCATATCTAAAGTTCATATCAAAAAAATATGTCTTTAAGAATTTCATATTATCGTACATCTTGATAATCTTTATCTTATAGAGAGGATTGACAGGATCCCATGCAGTATCAACAATCAATCCCTTTACTGGCAACAGGACATTTGGTCTATTATGCGATGACAATAAAGAATAGACAATTTGCCCTTTAGTAAAAATCCTGTGTGCTTTCATTAATAATCAATTTCAAACTGAACAGCTTCATCAAACAGTTTTCTCATTCCGTTTAATGAAACTTCAGGTGTATGATAAATCTTAAATATGATATCTCTATCGGTTAAAGTCTTTACATACGATTGTACACCACAAATGACATCCCTCTCCGGACTGCCCAAAACATAATAAAGATTCCTAGTGGTGCTCCTACTTAAAATTGTTTGAAGCTGTCTCATCAGATAAGATGAAACTACAGCATCAGATGGCTCTGATTGAAAGTAATCATTTTTTGCAAGCTTATTATAAATGTCAATGTAATTAATGCACTCAATGTTACGAGGTATCGCGTCAATGAAACCTTTTATCTTTACTGCATCTTTAGAGTAAACAAAAGAAAATTCTAAGACTTCTTCCATTCTTTAAGGGACTGAAGCTCGGCTTCAAGCTCTTTAATCTTGGAATTGATTTCTTCTTCCGATGGTTCAAAATGGCTGCCCCATTCTGTTCTGATAGTAATGACATCCTTACCGAACTTACTGCCAAGATTCATTCCTAAATCCTCGCATAAATCAAAAAAGAATCGCATGATGTATTCTTGCTTATCATCATCTGATTCATAAACTTCGGTAGAGGTCCATTGCTCATGGCCCCCACCTCGGTTATCATCAACGACTCTTTTTATAACGCCATTACTGGCAGGTTCCAAAACTATCTTAACCATTTGATCTGCTTAATAGTGCTTGATGAGCTTCTTTTATAATTTTTCTAGCAACCTTTTTATCAGTCTGCCATGTATTCATATCTCTTACAGTTAAGATTGCATTTGCTTCTCTTAGCTGTTCAATTTCAGAATCAGTGTAACCCATATCCCTCCATGTTACAATTAACTTAGCCTCAATGGCTTCAAGTTGTTCACCGATTGATTTCTCCATACGATCTCTGTTTGCTTCAAAAATCTCTTTACCGGCTTTTATTGTATTTGAAGTAAATTCACACCACTTCTTAAATGATAATTCACTTTTCATTTTTAAGATGCCTTGATATTTCATCGCAGCTCTGCGTTCTCTACGTGTAGGTATGTTGTTCATAAGATTTATTTTATTATATATTATCTGGTTTTGATGTGCTAGAATCACATATATCTCTCTTCTATAAGAGATAGTATGCTATGGTTAATAGACTCTTTAACTTGATCATCTTTAATTTGATCAACTATAAATGAATTAAGTTCTTTAACTACTTCTTCGGATTCAAATGAAACACTTAAGATATCAAACATATCCTTTTTAGGAACTGTTATGTCAATTGATATGTTAAGGGTAACCTTATCTGCATTCTTTTGTTTATCAAAAAGAATACGAATTGGGCTCTTTTCTGTTTTAGGCTGTTTGGTCTCTCTCCGATTTGATTGTTGAGGTACAGAAGATATAGCAGAATTAAAATCTAGAACTGGATCATGAATAGTGATAGGAATCATAAATTCATTTATTAATGAAGTTGATATCCTTGCTCCACTTTCAAAAAGAGTCCATTCACTATCAGTACCAGATATAATCTCAACATTGCCTATCTTATCGCCCTTGATCCACTGTAATTTTATAGGCTCTATTGTTTCTGTACTATTATCCATAGTTTAATTTTTATATGAAAGATAATAAATTTGTTTAGGCTATATCACCCCAAGCATTCCATATACTACCAGCGCTACCGGCTTTCCTAAGATGAAGAACACCACCAGGTAACATAGTTACAGTTCCTGTGCCAATTAATCCAGTACCAGGATCATGCCAACTTAAGCTACCTGCAGGCGGAGCAGTAATGCTAACAGTTCCACCGCTTTCTTGGTGTAATGTAACAATATCACCATCATTAAATGCATTTGGTCCAACACCTGTATTTGGAAGAGCAAATGTTAAAGTACCACCGCCATTTGCCGGATCTAGATCTGACCAATTACCTACCCATAAGGTAGTAATACCGGTTGATCCACTAAGTGCAGCATAACTTGGAATAGAATAAGAACCTGAACCAGTAGAACCAGCAAACCCCTGAGATCCTTGAGATCCTTGCGAGCCGGTTGCACCAGTCGCACCACTGCCGGTAGCACCTGGGGCTCCTTGTGGTCCGCTTGCACCATTTACGCCAGTTGCTCCGGTAAAACCGGTGCCCGTTGCTCCGGTAAAACCGGTACCTGTTGCTCCAGTAAATCCCTTACTAGCAAAGGAGATAGATTGCTGAACCGTAGGATCAACTGACCCGTTTGCTACAATTAAGGTAACATCATATTTCCAATCTGAGCCAACAAGTGATTTTGAATCAATTCTATAGATACCAAAGTTTTGAGGATTACCTACATTATAAATACTTATTTGATCTCCAACCTGGATAGAGTTTAACCAAACCGATGCATCAATAATCCCTCTACCTACAGTAGGAGCAAATTGATTAATTTCAATTTTACCACTGGCCATAGTATATAAAGGGTAACTTTGAATATACCAGGTTCCTCCAACAAGCGGAGAAGAAGTAGTAGATGTATTCCATCTTATGCTATTTGATCCATCATTACCAGAAAAGCCTTGAGGGCCGGTTGATCCTATTCCAGTGGCACCAGTAGCGCCACTTCCAGTAGCTCCTATAAAACCTTGATAACCCTGAGGCCCTTGTGCGCCTGATGTTGATAAGCTAACATTTCTCCATGTAGATGTTGCTGAGTTATATTGTAAGATATCATTATTTACCGGAGTTGTTGGAAACTGAACATCTGATAAAAGATCTAAGGTAGGTGATCCATTATTTAGATTCTCTAATCCAATCTGCCCTTCATCTAGACTATATTCAATATTTTCATTAACTACATCAAGTGAAACCGTTAATGCCGGACTACTTAATGGTCCAATGTCAAATCCTCTGAATGTTAAGTCGGTACCATTCATACCGGCAAATACATCGATTCCACTAATACTTAAGTTCTCCCCATGATTTATTTCACCAGTAGATCCTAAGTTAATAATCCTAATTGAATTTGTTGTGGTGTCATACTGAAGACTGGTACCAGCTCCAGCAACAAGGTTAAGATATGAATCTGGGTTTGTTGAAAGTAATAGGCCATCATTGGCAGTTTGCCAAGAACCAACAGCACCTGTATAGTTTACACGGATTCTGCCAAAACCGTTTGCAGCTTGAAGTGTAACATCGCCTGTTCCAACACCGCCAATTAGATCCCATTGATTAGTATCAAAAATACTCTGTGTAGTTCTTTGATTTGCTCTCCACCAAACCAGAGTTTCAACCGGTCCACCAGTAGGACCAACAACCTCCACAGGATGATACACAATATTGCCTTCGTCATATACCCTATTACTGACCCATGGGTTGGCAACCATTTTGAAATTATTATCAACTTCAAAATTTAATAGCTCGCGCTTAAGCTCTGTTCTAAATAAGATATACTCTTGTAAATTAAAAGGCATTGGAAAGATTCTTTTTTTATTTATTCTATGCAGGTGGATCCTTGCTAATAGTTACATTTGGATAAGGGAATGAATTATTTGAATACTCTGAAAGTAAGGCTCTTTGTAATGAATTAAGATACCATGTTCCTCTACTCCAACCAGGAACAGCATAAAGCTGGGAATAAATTCCTGTAACATATATTGTTCTTATATCATTATAGAATGGTAAGTATTCGTTTATCGCCTGTCTTATAAAACCAGATTGTCTATCTACAAAAATTGATCTTTGTGCATTTCTTTGAATATCATAAGAAGATCCAACCGTTAGTGAGAATGCACTTGTAACATCCTTAAGAGAATATTGAGTTGGAAAATCATAAAGATCACTACTAAGATTTACTGACTGCAAATAACATAAACTTCCTAAAGATGAGGTATCTATTATCTGATAGTTACTTTCAAAATAGGATGACATTTCATCCAATGAATTAAATGTAATAAATTCAGTTGAGACTCTATCCCAAAAACCAATTACTATATTTGCACTATACAGGCGACCTTTTCTAAAATACTCTAAAAGGTCTAATGCTACTTTAAATGTTAGGGCTTCAACTACCAAAGGGAATATACTTTTTTGTATATATTCACTATTTTATAGAAGGGTAGTGTTCAATAAGATCTGCAAATGTACCACTGCTAATATTGCATTGGTCAAATATTTTAAGATGGCCTAGATCACGATATTCATCTATCCAATAAACATGTTTGAATCCGGCATTAACGAGAATCTTTGTGCACATTTTACACGGTGAGAGTGTTAGAAGTACAATGTAGTTTTCTGGATCATACTCTTTAAACTTTGCAATCATATTAACCTCAGCATGAATAAAACCGCTTTCACCTGGTACAAGAGATTCTTCCTCTGTTCCGGTTTCATCATTAATTCCAGCTCCGCTATAAGATCCATTATAGCCAAAGCTGGCAATTTTACTAAAGTCTTTTCTTAGTGCCATACAGCCAACCTGCGTAGTTGACGAATTTGAGAGTTCTTTAATGCTAAGTAAGATTTCCTTAAATGCATTAATCTTTAGGTGAAGTCTTCGAACTGAGGTATCCATTTTTTCTTAATTAGGTTGGCATCCATTTTAACACCAGGCGTCTCTTTTGCAAATTCCTTTGCAATCGCAATGTTCTCCTCATCATCATCAAAGAAACTAAAATCAGTAAATCCCATCTCATGGAATTTTTCAAAGGCCGCTAATTTCTTTTGAGCGGTAGTACCTTTAAACCCTAATGATGGGTCATTAACCGCATAGATGTAGCTTGGATTAATTCTTATTCCGTTATGTGCAAGAAAGTCAACGATCAAATTTGAATCATCCCTTGCAGTAATGATTCCTACAGGTTTACCTTTAGAAATTGTTCTCTTTAAGATTTCAAAAACCCATTCAATAATCTTTCCTGCTTTTAGAATTTCAAGATTCTTAAAATCAGAAAAGTCCATTTGATCGCCTCGCCTTTTCTTAAATGTATTAAACTCTTGAGGTGTAAGTTCTGCAGTATAACCGGTACGAGGATTAATTACCTTGATCTTACTCTTAGTAACAACCAGGGTATCATCCACGTCAAATATAGTTATGCTAGAATTACTTGCCATTATCTTTTATGTTCTTATCAATATATTTATCTCTACTTAGATCCGGCTTCATTAGAAGTGAGATCAGGTGAGACTGATTAACAATCTCGACCATTATCATATATATGTTTTACGACAGGGAATCTTAATGAATATCCACCCATCTGATTTTGTGATTCTTCAAAATACTGAACAGTTACGGTCTTACCGATTAGTTCATCATGGCGGTTAAGGTAATACTCTCGTTGTTCTTTTGAAAAACCAGATCCTACCGATACCCGGTACCCTTTATGTTCAATAATGATACTGCTTAAACATTCCTTTTCTACCTGTTGGCCATTTTCAGTCCATCGGATTGTACCGTTCACACATTCTAAAACCGTGTATTCCTCATCATGGAATTTCTTTACCTTAAGAAGGTTATGTGAACGAGTACCTTCATAACCAATGTTCTTACGAACCATGATACCTTCATAACCATTAATCTCGGCATCCTTAGCCATTTCGGTAAACTGTTCGTCAGTGGTAATAAGTACCTGGTCAACGAGTGTTAGTGTTTCCAAATGTCCTTTTGAAATTTCTAACATTTCAGTTCTTTGTAAACGGTCAGATAGTTTGGTAGTTCCAGTGTGATTATCAAATTCGGTTATGGTAAGACAGTCAAATACCAGGAATTTAGGATTCTTAATAGTATGATCCTTACGGCGGATTTCCTTCATAATACCTTGGAAGTCTTCCTTACCATTTTGGTCAACCATACAGACTTCTCCATCTAGGATAAAGTTACCTGGTATCTGTTTCACATCCTCGGCGATACGACCTAGAGTTTCAAATTCTTTACCATTCCTTGAATAAAAAGTTACTGTGTTACCTTCCTTGCGGCAGATACAACGGACTCCGTCAAGTTTACGAGAACCGAACCATTCTTCTTTTTGGAAGTTTACTCGGCTTGGCGAATAAGGGTGTGCGAGTGCTACCTTAAAGATAGGAATAATATTAGGATGAATTTTAAGTACCGATGTAATAGAGGCACCCATACGAAGGTCTCTATCCAAAATATAGTGGATCAGTTTTTGAAGATTCTCTGGTAATTCATTTACGAATGAATTTACCGCCATGATAGCGGCATGCCCAGTTAAATTGTTTTCTGCCAGGTCATCCAATAATTGGAATAGGTCAGAATACAAATTCTCTGGTGCATTAAGGTGAGAATTCTTTTTAAGAACTCTGGTATGAACACCATACTTTTTGAATGGATTGTAGGTGTAATTAAAGACCTTCTTTAGAAAATCAGATTCAGCATGTTTACGAATAGTTGCAATCTTATGATTACCTGAAGATGATTCGTTCATTTCATCCAGGAAGGATTGCAGATAATTGAGGTCCTTAATTAGTATTTCCATATCCATTTAATTTTATATAAATATAATACAAATAATTGGGATTTGAAAATTTTTAGGAGACTTTTTTCTCTCCAGATGAAAAAAGTTATTAACAATTAGATTCTTCTATAGATCTCATGGTGGACTTTACGATCCCCAAACATCGAATTAAGTGCCCACTCAGATTGTGAAAACAACTTTGAACCAAACATCATACATATTAGATTAATATCAGCTTCTGAAAAATCATAAAGCTTATCTAAACCCCAATTCTTTTGCAATAGCTTAAAGGCTTCATACTTAGTGATCAACTGATAAGGCTCATCATTAAATGTATGCCATCTTCTGGAATGCATAATGATTTTTTCAAATGGCCAAAACCACATTGATTTACATTTTACATTATCATGTATTTTCTTAACGTCAGCAAGTATAGCTTCATAATCTGCAGTTTCATAATGATCTAAAAGAAGAACATCGCATGTGCCTTTATAGTCTGATGCATCCATGTTTATAATTTCAACCCTAAGATCTTTCAAAAATGCAGACTTATTCTTTTTATGATAATCTATAACCTCTTTACTTCTTTCAATGATTGTTAACTTTGTAACATCAGACTTTGTTAGGATCCAATTTTCCCTAACACCAAAGCCTAATCCTGTAACTACAGTATGTCCCTTGGCTAGTTTGTAGTGTGAAAACAATTCATATGCTTCAAGATGGCTATTCATATCATATGCCATCCACTGCTCTCCATCTAAATAGAGATAAAAATAACCAGGCGAATTTTCCCTGATTTCAAATGAGCCAACCTTTCCTACTTTTAACTTAGGTGGCGTGTAATTAAAATGTTCTAAAAGACTTATCATATATTGTCATTATTTAAGAGAGACTGTATCTTTTTTATCTCATTGCATTTTTCATATTCTTCTTTTTCTGCAAAGTGAGATATCAACTTATCTAAACTTTCTATTCTATGCTTAGCAGAAACATCATCATATGTTAATACATCCTGTGGAAATGTCATAATCATATTATAACATAGATTCATATAATCATCATAATTTAGCTTTTCTAAATTATCTAGTAAAATTCTTAAGTATCTATCCCTCTCGTCCATCTATAGATTCTTTAATTTGTAACAAAAGAGATTTTTCATAATCAGTTAAAGACTTAGGAATCTCAATTAACGTATTTATGTATAGGTCTCCGCATGCTTCGTTTTGATTATACAGAGGAAACCCTTTACCTTGTATTCTAAGTAAAGTACCATTCTGTGTATTAGGCGGAATAGTAAAACTTATCTTTTTATCAAAGATATCTACCACGCCTTTACCACCTAACATTGCATCAAATATATTTACTCTATGTATCTTATGTAAACCTCGATTGTCTATCATATAATCTGGATGATCTCCAACAATCACAGTAAGAATCAAATCACCATGAAGATCTTCTGTCATTCCTCTCTGACCCAATCCCTTAAGTCTTAGCCGTTGTCCGTTTCTAATTCCTCTAGGAATAGTTACTGCAATAGGTTTCATTCCTATTCTCATCTCACGGGTAACTCCATGATATGCATCATCAAGACTAATTTGAATCTGTGCCTTTACGTCTTGCCCTTTACCGTTTGCCGCCCACCCATAGCGGTTATTGAACATATCGGAAAAACCTTGGTTTCTTAAAAACTCTTCATAAAATTGGTCCTCAAATCCACCGTTAAAATTACCTCCAAATCTGGATTGATTATTCCATTGCGCTTTCTTAGTAGGATCACTTAAGATTTCATAGGCCTGTGCAATCTCTTTAAACCGGGTATCATCACCGTGTGTTCTATCTGGGTGATGCTCTTTGGCTAATCGACGATATGCTTTTTTAATATCATCATCTGTTGCATTTCTCTCAACGCCTAATATTTTATAAGGATCCATCATTTCCAAAATATTTGTAAGCAGATGATACATAATGAAAGTATCAAAGATACTATAGTCTTAGCATTCATGCCTTCACCTCTAAAGAGGTAAGTTAAAACAGCAAAGATCAACATCCCAGTAGCAAATGCGATAAACCTACCTGGCCAAAATAAGCCATTAAAATGATCTACTACATAACGTGTAGCTGTTAAGAACATAAGAGCAGCAAAACCTCCTAATGTAAATGCAACGATAACCGGATGTTCTTTAAACCAAGGCCAAATGAATTGCCCATTGGTCTGAAACCAAATTACACCCTGTGCAAAAAAGAAAAGTAAAAATGCAGCAACTAAATTATTCATCAATGTAAAATTTATAACCTGACCTTTCATCCATATCTAACCAATTAGGTAAATCTTTTGCAATGATCCATGAAGATTTTCCTGTATTTACCGAACCTTTCTTTTCCTCCTTATACACATTCATGAACCAGTGGTCTTCGTCTTCCCACCAATACCAGATCTTTTGCCAAGATTTTGGTTTTTGAAGGTATCCCTTCTTACCTTTATCTAAAGCTGATAAAAACTCTTCCTTTGTTATTGGCTTTTTACTCATTTAAAAGACTTTATCACTATCAGCTGCTTCATTAAGATTTCTGATTTGAAGTCTAGTTAGTTTTTCTTCAAGTCTGAATTTCTTTTCCTGCAGCTGGTTTGATAATTCCATTTGTTTACCTAGCTTTTCTAATACTTCAATCAAACGAGGAAGGTCTGATTCATAGTATTTACGGCCCATTGGTGTTTTATGAAAATCGCTCATAGTCTATGTTTATTTTTATATGTCATTTAGTACATTAGTTTATGAATATATAAAAAAACAAATCTGAAATGGACAAAATTAAATTATTTGAAGACTTCGTACCAGCTGGCTTTGGTGGTAACACTACCGCAACATTTTCTTTATCTGGCGGTAGAAACATTGGAACAGGATATAACATGGATGCAATTGTAGGTCCTGTTATGCATTTAGGAAATTGTGTAGCAAAAGAAGCACAAGCATACGAAACTAATGATAATCCAGAACATACAGCAGAATCCTATATCAAAGAGGCTAAAAAACATATCAATGAAAAAATTGATGAAGCATGCGAAAGCTATTCTGCAATGAGTGAAGCAATGGTGCAAATTGCAGGAGATAAAAAACCATCAGGGGCGCAGGTACTTGCAACTGTTTTAATTGACTATATGATTGAAAAAGACTATCTTAAGCCAGGAGCCGATAGAGCTAAGAAGGCTTTGGTTGAAGATATTAAAAAGTTCATCATGAATAATACATTTTAACATATGAAAAACTTACACACATTTGAATCTTTTGTTAATGAGAAATTAACAGCAAAAAAGCCAGACCAGGTTATATCAATTGAAGCTGACATGGCCTATGATAACCCTCGTGATGCTGCTATTGTTTTCAAAAAGTTTAACCTTAAAGTAAAAGAGGTTAAAGGCGGACAAGGTACAGAACACGAAGTTACAGGTAAGAAGAAAGATATTCTTGCTTACTTACAGAGTGAATTCTATGAAATGGATGATGAGGACATTAAAGAATTCTATCCAGAACTTCTTGAAGGAAATGAGCTAGATGAAGCGATGGTTCAAGTATCAGGTAATACATTTTAATATGATAACAAATTTCAACGATTATTTAGGTGAGGCATCAGACTATGAGTTTGATCCTGCTGCGACAGCCGAAAGACTAAAGCGCAGAGAACAGCAAAATATCAAAAGATATCGTGCTGCACAAGATCGTCAAGATAATTTTGCAATAGGACTTTATGAACTAAAGATCAAAATGGATAAAATTGATCTAGAGAAATTAAAGGTTCAAACCGCAATCCATGAACTTAAGAAAAAATATGGAAGACCACTTGAACGCGAATAAACAGGAAAGAGAGGATCTAAATAAGATCCGCCATTATAAAGGTACCGTAAAAGATTTCAAAGCGTTTTGGGATGAAATGGCTGGTACCAATACTAATGCATATGATACTCCAGAGTATCAAGGATTTGAAGTACATCCAACTCGTGGTGCACACCAAAGCCCACATTGGAAAACATCTAATCTTTCTGAAGCCAATGATCATGAAGTTGGCATGGCAATGAATCATTTGAAAGCCATTCATGAGGCTGCATACGAGTTAGAGAAAAAAATAGGCCCCTTAGAAAGGGACCTACCTGGTTGGATTCAAGATCATATATCACAGGCCTATAATTACATTAAGCAGGCCAATGATGGATTCCACGAACTTAGTTAAAGAGATCTTTTAAGCCTTCGGCTTCTACCGTCTTTTTGATGACAGCTACATAATCCGATGCTTCGGCATAGCTTCCATCAAGATATTGGTAATACTCTGCCTCAGAATTAATTCCTCCTAAATACCTACATTGGTAAAAGGCATAGTCATAAACACTTTCTCTCCAATGATTGTAGTATGCATGATTTAATTGCGTACCTTTAGAAGTTGAAACCCTTAGGTTAGCTTCTTTCATTCCAAAGAGGTTATTATTTTCTAAAAAGACTTTACTTCTCCAACGGCCAGTTTCAATTATTGACTGGGCCATAACTATATGAGGATATTTTACATTAAGCTCCTTTAACATTGCAGCTAATGCTTCTTTACTAAAAGGGTCTGCCTGTTTAACAATAACAAGCTTTTCATATTCGGTCAACCCTTTAATCATTTTATCCTTCTCTGTATATCTTCCATAGATCACGGATGCAAATGAAACCGCAGATAGAATTATGATTGATAAAAATGTAAGTCTAAGCTTACTGATTGGATAATGAACTAATCGGTCACGATCATAGATGCATAACATTGCACGTTTTGTTCCAAAAAGGATTTTATTGATTGTTTTCATTTTCATTAGGCTTATATTTAACAAAGAACCAAAGTACTAAATAGATCCAAAAGGCATAAGGGAATATAAAGATAAATGCAATCCGCCAAAGGATAGGAGGTATTCCTGACCATTCACCTAACCCTGCGCATACACCACCAAGATATCCATCGCCTAAGTATAACTTTTTATTCATATATGATTGTTTAGAAATTACCGGGTGCTACCTGAAAACAGATTAATCCGTTTTCTCTCCACATATTTACCACCTTATCGCGGTCATCAAATACGCAGAGGATTGACTCCTTCTTACTGCCAGGAAACATTTCATCCAACCAAAGTTGCTTTAATTTATTATCCGGCATAAATTGAAATGGGTGAACTGTTGGTCTCATACGAATCTCATCAAAAGAAACACCATTATCATTTAACCAATTAACAGTGGCTTCCTTAGTTGCTTCACTACGGCCTGACAGAATTAAAATTGTATAGCCTAATTTTTTAAGTCCATTTGTACATTCAATTACAGGGAGGTTAGGCTTATCCAAGGAAATGTTTTGTGGATCAAAAAACTTTGACCAGTTAATCTTACCATCAGACTTGGTAGATAATTTACGACGATCTTCAATGTCAGCAATAGTACCGTCAAGATCAAAGATTACAGTTTGTTTATTCATTCCGTATTTTTAATTGTTACGAAAAAAATATAACAAGTAAATTGTAAAACTGAAAGAGTCTTATGAATCTTTTTCTCTGGAAGATTTAACTTTTTGGCGAAAAATTGCCTTAAGTACCTTTTCTCTCTTCTTAACAGAAGGTTTAGTAAAGGTCTTCCTTTCTTTAAGTTCATCAATGACTTTATACTGAATAGATTTTTTCTTGTATCTTTTCAGCATACGATCAATTGAGTCACCATGTTCTTTGTTTATAATAATCATGGTATATTTATTAGAGTGGGAGGCAGGGATCGAACCTATCGCGTCACGGTCAGAAGCCAGCGTCCCAGCTTTCTAACTTGCTCTGCCACTGAGCTACTCCCACTTAAACCTCCGGCGTACCCTTTCGGTTACGGAGGCATGTTACGTTATGGGCTTACCCATAAGAGGCTTTACATGGCACACTAATACAATTACTTGGTAGCAGTTGTATCAGCTGGGGTTTCAAGAGCGGTTGTGTCAACAACGGCAGTTGTATCAACTGCAGTTGAGTCAGCTCCACCAGAAACAGCAGTGTCGGCGTTACCACCGCATGAAGCCAAAGCGAATACGCTAACGGCGATCATGATTGCAAAGAATTTCTTCATAGCTTTTGTTTTTTTTTGTTTTAATCTGGACACCATGTCCATTGAGCGGAAGACGAGGTTCGAACTCGCGACCTATAGCTTGGAAGGCTATCGCTCTACCAACTGAGCTACTTCCGCGGACTACCATTCTTTTAACTGGTTATTGTTTTTCTTTGACTGGTTTACAGCCTTCGTTATACATGTTTATTAAACGATTCTCAAGTTTATCCAACCTAGAATCTATTGAACGATTAACTTCAAACAGTTGATCATTAAGTTCTCTATCAGTTGCATCAATACGAATATTCATATCATTGATAGCTTCATTAACGTGGCTATGTACTCTTTCAATATCAGTACCTAGATCACGGTTAAGATTATCAATTGCATTCCACAATTGATCTTTTTCAAGGGATAGCGTTTTTATCTGTTTTAACATACTAACCAAACCCACAACACAAACGAGTGTTAGCACCGTGAGCCCACCTAGCATAAAATAGAATGTTTCCATAATAGTCTTTATTTTTTTATGTCAAAGAACGGCAGTCGGTATATTTATATTGTAAAGATATTACTTTGTTTACAGTAAACTTAATTCCTCTGCCTTAATATATTTGTCATAGTAATGAGCACCGCAGATCTCATCTTTATATTGCTCTGCCCAGTCAGGTCTAACCTGATACTTTTTATTAAGACAGTCAATAATTCGACCATTCATTACCTTGTCACCAAATACAGGAAGGACATTACCTTCACGATCAGTTCTACCTTGTGGGTGAGGAATAATTGTATCCTTCTGAACCCATGTTACTTTGTCGCCAGTTTTAAACATATTATTTAGATTTAGTTTTGTACCCTCACCAGGAATCGAACCTGGAATAGAAGCTTAGAAGGCTACTGTTATATCCATTTAACTATGAGGGCAAGTGGTACCGCCTGCCGGAATCGAACCGGCACGACCGTTTCGGGTCGAGGGATTTTAAGTCCCTTGTGTCTACCTGTTTCACCAAGGCGGCAGAAGATTATTTAATCCATTCCATGTGGGCTAATTGGTATGCAACGATCTTGTCCATTTGAGGATCTTCATCCATGTATTTATTGGCACATTCAATTACTTCTTGACGTAAGCCATGGGCAGATGCTTCTTGAAGAATTTCTTCAATCCATTGGGCTTCTTGTTGTGGTGTAATTTCAAAGATATCCATTATGATTTAGATTTAGAAGCAGAGCTTGCCTTGAATAAAATAGATGCCAATAGGTTTATGCCAAATGCCTGCCAAAAACCGATATGCTTTGCAAATGTTACAGCAGGAACCAAACATGTGTTCCATAAGAATTGTGTTGGCCACGCCATAATGACAGATAGTACTACTAGTCCTAAAAACAGTAATAGGCTAACGGCAAATATTGGATATTTATCTTTCATATTAAGCAGTTTGAATGTCTTGGAAATAATCAAAATAGAAACCGTATCCGGCTTTCTTTAACTCCTTTGAAAGTAGATGAGCGATATGAACACGAGGTTCGGAGTCATAAATTTCTCCATAAGTTTTAGCAATTGCAGATTGACCTTCCTCAAGCATTTGAGAAAATTCCTCGGCAGTATACCTACGCTTTGAATGAATCTTTTTAGTAATATTGTCTACCAAACGTTGACATGCACGATTACCGGCTGGGGTAAACATTTCAAAATCTTGTACTGTGGTGTTACTCATTTTATTTTTATTTGTTATAGAAAAAATATAACAGGCCAATTAAGGTTCTGAAAGATTTATTTTCTCATACCCCAAAAAAATATTAAAACGTAATATGGCCACAATAAGATCCATGTAAATCGTTCAATAATGCCTGTGTCTTCTGATAGATCAAACTTTTTCATTAAGATCTCAAAACACATAGCACACACGGTGCCTACTGTAAGATATAAAAGTAGTATGTTTGTAAAAGTCATTATGGATTAATTAACTCAGCAAGTTGTTGATCACTTAATACCCCAACACTACGATTCTTAACTTCACCATCCTCAAGATAAACGAGAGTAGGAATGCTTCTAATGCCAAATGCACTAGCCATTTCACTATCAGAATCTACATTGCAAAAATATACTTTAAGATCCTCGGTTTCATTACCAAGATTTTCAATTCTAGGTTTTGTAATTCTACAAGGACCGCACCATTCTGCCCAGAAGTCGATGAGTACCTTCCCACTCTTTAATTCTGCTTTATCTTCAATGATCATAACTTCAATTTATTTTTATATGTTTGTTTAGCATTTAGTTTATTCCCACAGGTGATTGTCAACGCCAGTTCCTCTCCTGCTTTTATATCCAAGATATCCACTATGATGTCTCTTTGCATATTCGGCATTTGTAAAACCTATGGCCTTCATAACCCCATAAACTAGGCAATCACCAATGACCGACATTACTGTTGTTGATACGGTAGGTGTTAATCCAAGAGGACATATTTCCTCTGTCTCTCCAGTCAATAGAGTTACATCAGATGATTCGCCTAAGCCTGAATAGGCATTCCTTGTTATGCATATAATAGGAATGTCATCATAGAGGTTCTTAGCGAGATTAATTAGTTCAACAATTTCACGAGTCTTACCACTGTTTGAAATAAGTAGCATAATATCGTTCTTTTGAAGAATGCCTAAGTCTCCATGTTGAGCTTCACTTGGATGAAGATAAACAGCCGGTGTTCCGGTTGAGCTAAATGTGGTTGCAATGTTTACTGCAATCTGTCCAGCTTTTCCCATCCCACTACATATAAGTTTACCGCCATCTTTGTGTACTCTCTTTAAGATAAGAGAAACTGCCTGGTCATAGCTATCAGTAATAGGAATGTTAGAAATCGCTGAAGCTTCTTTTTCTAATATACTTTTGAATTGTTCTAACATATAGTTATATATCTCATGTACTCCTGACGGGACTCGAACCCATAACCTTGATCGTATAAGGATCCTGCTCTAACCATTGAGCTACAGGAGCGGCTCTCTTAGGATGCAATTACATCAAGAGAAGCATCCAAGTAGAACTCGTAACCCCAAGATGTTTTGCAATCGGCAAAGGTACCATTTTGCTTTGTCACCGTAAATGTTTCGGCTAGGCGACCATCTACAGCTAAACCCTGGCGTTGAACCTGGGTTCCTTGGGGAAGTGTCCAAAGTTTGTAAACCACTCCAGTCTGAGGAGCAGTAACAAAATAGGGATTCTTTTCCATTTTGTTTGGTTAATGATTAATGATTAGAAAGGAAGATCATCGTCTTTTAAGTTGTCCTCGGCTTCCATTCTTTCCAAATAGATAAGGACTTCTTTCCAATACTCATGATCTTGTGAACAATCAATATAGTACTCAACGGCAATAATTGCACAGCGAATACTTTCTGACCATCTGCTCGGAATCGAGTTAAGACCGTCATGTCTTCCGTTATTAGGAAGTGAATAGTAGAATTGCCTTTGTAGTTTTTTGGCTTCTTCTACTGGACTTCTCTTAACGGTAGGTTCTCCGTTGGTTGATACCTCAACGGATTCTGTATCAAATGGATGTTTAGGTGTAAGCCAATAAACATCTCCTCCTTTTATTGCAATGGGTTTTCCATCGACCTCAATCCTAGATATATCAGTACGACTATTACCCTCCCATATCTTAAGTACATAAGATCTAGGATACTTAATCCGGTCGTATCGTGTTGAGTACCCATCATAGAATACTTCAACCACGCTACCACCCGGTAACTCTGATAGCGGATTTAACCGGTCGCTTTCCTTTACGGTATACTGTTTACTCATTCCTTTTCAAATTCTAATACGGCATCTACCGTATCAACGGTTCTATTAATTTTATAGCCAGCTTTAAGTCTATGAACAAATGCATGTGCATCTCCAAAACTTCTGAATGTAAGTGCAGTAGAAGATAAGCCGCTTATTGAAATTACTTCATGTTTAAAGGTCTTCCACCAACTTAGTCCAAAAGGTAGTTTAACCTCCCTTTGTACCAGCCACCTCTCCATCTCAATTTGGGCCTGTTCATTAAACCACTCGCGTTTAATAATCCGGTATTTAGTTTCGTGTTTCATCTTTTAGTCTTTTAGTCCGTAGCACATTTTTCCCGTGGCAGTCGCACATTGGCAGCACATAGAGCCTCTATTCCTCTTCATCCCTCGCATGCTTGTCTGGAGCCGGTTCCACTACTCCCTTACCTCTCTTTTCTACTCGCCTCTCAGTAAATGGATAGTCTGGGTACCAGTTATCATAGGGATCCCCCCATACGCTAGTCTCCACTTCCCTGTCAAATTTGCGGATCTCGCGGCGTAGCCGCCAAAGAGTCCAGAGTCTCTTTAGCCAAGCCATGGCAGGTTAAGATTTATTCCCATGATCTGGGCAGCGGCCAGTACCACACTACCTGCCAGTGCCACACAAATTAGACCCAGCCATGTCCACATAACTCCAAGAAGAATAGCCTCCCCAGCTTTTAGCCTTCTCTTTTCCATATACTTGTCCATAGTAGTGCATTTAGAGTCCAACCTAGTCCACACGTGAGGTGTAACCAAAACGTGAATCCGGTACTACCTAGTTGGGCATCTACCCAAGCAAGTCCACCGTACCCAACTGCAAGGAGCGCGCTTAACCCAGCAACAGCTCCACTTAACCATTTCTTTTTCATATCTTTGATTCTATAAGTATTCCAATAATAATTCCAGCTAAGGCAACCAGAGACCAGAATACAATCCGCTCAGTAGCCTCAATCTGCTTTCTACTCCGCCCTTGCCAATCGCTCATGACCACTTTCCTTTAGGTAACCTGAGGGCTAGATCAAAAACTCCTTCGCAACAGTTATCCCAATACCTGCTATCCCAGAGCAACAGACTAGTGGTAGCTCCAAATACTAGCAGTGGACTACCTACCGCTCCTCCTAATACAAACCATACCCATTTTAACATATCTTCTCTTTTTTCCTGTTAGTAATAAAAGGAATCCAGAAACCCTGAGTCTCTGGATTCCCAGTGGTAACCCTGGCCGCTCTTAGCCAATTAGGGCAACATTAATCTGACGGCCACGACCGCGGTCATAGGCGGCATTCATGATCCTGTCGTTTTGATACTTACCGGTAAGGACATCACTTACATGAGTGGTACTGTAACCGGTACGGTCAGCAATTGTCGTCACATCTCCGTGGCGCTTGCGTTGACTGTAATTTACGAGCTTTTGCATGTAGCTTAGTTTCTGGTAGCTACTCGGGCGATTGTTGTTGTTACGCATATGTTAATTGATTTATAGTAATTATATTGCTGGTCTCTACTTTGGTTTCAGTGGTCCAGAGACCTTTTTTCAGGCCCGGTTTCTACAGGCTAGAATTTTTTCAGGACTAAAAGTGCTCTGGATAGACCTGGTCAACTAGCACACATTCCGGACACTCCTGATTTTCCGGCCGGAAATTTTCTAGTCAGGACAGGCCCATGGGCCGGTACCCACATCTGGCAGGCAAAAGAAAATTACATTTTGAGAGAAATGTTCTCTTCTCATACTCTTTCTCTTGTACCTGGGATTCCACTAGTTGACTCGCCCCCTACCGCCGGTACCGGCTAGACCATGGATTGGAGACCGTACCGCGCCCTAGGGACTCCGCTAACCCCTGACTGTCCCTACCGTTATATACAGGACTATCTATGTCTAGAGCCCGTAGCAGGTGATCTAGAGCCTGTACAGGCCTGTAGCGCGGTAGTATCCCTAGTAGTACCTGTAGAGGGCTATGGAGCTCTAGTGGGTGTTTTTGGGCAAGGCTGGCTGGTGGTAGTGCTAGCTGAGGCTAGACCCTCTACGGCTTGTAGCGCCTATATTACCCTAATCGGAGTAGAAACTCCCATCTAGCACCCTTCTAGAGGTGAATCTAGACGGATTCTAGCGCCACTACCCAGCTGAAGCCCTCTAGAGTGAGAAATTGTGTGAAAATATGTGTGTTTTTTGGGCTTCTAGACCAGGTCCTGCTAGGGCCGCTCTAGAGTGTGTCTAGAATGTGCCTAAAATGGGCCTAAAATGTGTGTATTTTGGGCACCCTTGCTTCGCCAATACAGCCCAAATCCTATCAAGGGATGATAGAGCATAAAAAAGGGACCACCGGAGTGGTCCCTGCCAGGGGTAAACGGATAAACCTGGACTTAGTATATTAACGGTCTCCGCGGATGCGAGCGGCTTCAGCCTCAGTAAGGAGTTCGCGAGTAGCGAAAGGATCCACCCTGAGAAGACCTTCAGTATCGTATTGCTTTTTGGTTAAGATATTACCGGCGGTTACCATTAGATTACCTCGGCTATTACCTTCCAATTGGTATCGTGTATCGTTAGATGCAAAATTGGTCATACCATTTACCACGTCCCAGACACTCATACCAGATTTAGCATTTTTCAATTGAGCCTGAGTAAAGGTATTAGGTTCTACCCCTGCCATTTCATAGGCTTTCATTGCGCGGTCGATAGGAATGTACCTTTGGATATAGTCGTAGTCTACCTGTTGGCCTGTAGAAAGGATTGCCGATACGGCTTTTTGCATTTCGGCCAGGGAGGCATCAGTATTAACGGCTTTACGAATATTATCAGCCAATCCAATTGGCTGGAACCCGGTAGATGCCATTTGGATCATATGTTCATTAAACTCGTGGATATTCTTATCCGTGAGTGAGTGTAGACCATAGTTCTCTGCGAATGCAGTAGAGGTCATACCATTGGTACAGATCAGACGATTAAGGTAAGGGCTTACCTCGAGACCACGAGTAGGAGTATTGCGGAAGGTAACTCCCGTTTGGAATACTTCCTTATCCATACCAGGTACGCGGAACATTGAATTAGGTGCAATACAGTTGATTTGCGATCCACCATAGGCGGAGGATCCAACGTGGGTTACTCCTAGATTATATTGGTCAATGTAACGGGTAGCAAAATCAAAGAATGATTCTTGCGAAATAGAGGCATACCCTGCAGGTAAGATATCAGTAATCTTACGGCTTTTAGGATCTACCATTAGAGTGACCGTTTGGTCGTTGGCAGTTGATTTAGCGGTTTTCATCATTGTTACCAATTGACGAAGACCATCATTACCGAACCCTTCAGAGAAGCGTTTAGCGAAGGCCTTTGGAATACGAAGGCGGCCAAGTAGTTTGGCGAATGCCTTATCGGTTACCTCAATGGTAATACCGTCGATTTGAATGTGGTTGTTATCCACCACGTTGAACTCAGAAAGGGAGATTTCCTTACGAAGGAGTTCAGAACCGATAGCTTCCATTTTAGCCTGGTTAAACATTTCGGTTGAGAGAGTTGTAAGTTGTGCCATATTGCGATTTATTTTTATACTTTAATTATAACAAGTTGTTTCAGTTTCTGAAAGAGTTTTTCTCACTAGGTGATGTTTTTCTCACCTACTATATTTATCCGATTACCTCCAACATTGAAGCGGTAATTGTCCATTTAGAACGAGGGTTACCATTTTCAACACAGATAACATTCTTAGGATTGATTTTCTGTACGATGAATGTTTTACCGTATGCACGTGGGTGGTTAACCTTGCAGTTGGCACCTACATATAATTGACTCTTGGCGCGGTTCAGTTCGATACTACGGCGGTAGTTGATTTGACTTACGATTGCAGAGTTAACCATACGAAGGTCCTCGGTTGTCATTGTTGAGATTTGTTCGATGAATTGTTTAATTTCCATATCCGTTTATTTAATTATAGTATAAATTTAATACAAATAATTGGGATAAAAAAATATTTCACCAACTTTTTTTCAGAAAGTTATTAACAATCTCGTGTTAACTACTTATCTCGCGTTTGCCTTACCTGACGCGGTTCTCCCCAACCGGGTGCCTTCCAATCCGGGTCCCATGGCTTAACCTCATTCCTTGTCTTTTCCAATTCCTCCTTCCATGTATCCGGATAGAGATCCTGGAATTGTTGTAACAGGGTACGCATCTTAGATGGTGTACCTTTACTGCGTTGGATAAACTTATCCATTTTGTCGGTGGCGCGGTCTGCACCGCTTTCGCCAATAATACCTCTTCCCATATTAGTCTTCGTTTTGTTGATTATCTTGTCCTAGTCCAAATAGTTTATCAAATTCAAGGCCTTGCGATTTAACCAATTCCTTTTCCTTACGTTTGAGTTCCTTAAGGCTTTCAGATTTTTTGAATCGTTCAGTATCGTATACCACATCTCCGGCGGCAGATAGATCAAAGAACATTTGTTTTCCTACATGACCTCGGCGATTCTTAGAGAATACTACATACCTTTCATCTTGGGTACGTTCATCGACGAATCGGATCTCCATCATACCGGTGGTCATATGCTTTAGTTTGTTACTTCCTACAAAGGTACCGCCTTTGTTCACCTGTTGTATATTAAGGAATGAAGTAAACTTGCCTGGTTTGTTATTGCCAAGGTTGTGGCCATACATTAAATCCAATAACCACTTCTCTGAACCATTACTCGTCATATGTGCGTGTTCACGGATGGTTTGTTGTAGTTCAATGAATGAGTCAATCAGTACCAGGTCATATCCTTCATCAAGGATTTCTCGTAGTACACGGCGAGGATCAGCAGAGTCCTCCAATTCTTGAGGGAAGAAGATATCCAGGCTTCCAAATTTTGGATATCGTTGTACATAGAGGTACAGATCCACCTGGTTCATCTCTGCCGAGATAAACAGAACCTTACTGCCATGCTTCTGAGCATTTGCGATGATATCCAGAGTAACTGTACTCTTACCTACTCCAGGATCTCCAACGACCATCCAGTTAGTAGCCTTTGGTACTCCACCATCGATACTAAATAGTCCATCTAGGGGTGTTCCTGTTTTGTGAGCGTCGAATAGGCCATCAGCGTATTTGACGTTTTTGATCTGTGTTAAGCGCGATTGCAAAGTTTCCGTTTTTGCCATGTTTACTTGTATATTGT